CTGCGTTCTTTTATCATTTAAATCTTCTCTAAAAGTATTAAAGGTCTTCATGATTCATCAACTATTGTAGCAGATTCCCATTTGTAAATAAAAGGTTCTGCTTTTGCAGCTGCCTCAGTATCATAAAGTTTTCTTTTTGAAAAATCTTCGTCCCAAACATTACTACCTTTATAGTAGACTGTGCCTACACTGGGCATAATGCTTGATTTTTGTATACGGAACGCCATATCACCAGTTTTTTAGTTATTTATCTACAACAGCATCTCTTTCGATCTGCTCCTCTAGTTTTTCTTTAGCAGCATTAACAGCAGCTATTCTTCTTTCAAGATTATCTTGCCAGTAAGTATATACTTCTAATACTTTCTTTCGTCGTTCTGCACGACTAATTTTTGAAAAACAAAACATTTTTATGAACGCAGGTCTCCGTAAAAATATTTAGACATAAAAAAAGACCCCCCAGATGGGAGGTCTTTGAAGTGAACTGTAGTAGTCCTCTAATTTACATTAGATTCTTAACTGCAACTCTTCTGTAGTAACGGTTAGTATTGATTTGTAATCTACCTATACCTCTAACTGCACCTTCAGCAAATGGGTTAGCAACAATACCATATCTGGTCTTGAAGCCAATCTTAGGCTGGAAGGAGTTCTCTCCCACTGCACGAACCATCTGTAGTGGAACATATGGGCAATAGAACAGACCTGCATCATAAGGTGAAGTACCCTTATAACCTACAACATAGTACTGATTACCTGAGTTAGTTGCTGTGTTAGCAGCTGCAAGGTTAGCAGAATATGGGTCAATGTAAACTCTGAACTTACCATTGATTGTACCAGCAAATGTATTGCCTGTATCATCAACATTCAAGTTTGCATTAAGTGCAGGTGTATAATCAAGGATTCCTGCCATTGTAAGAGCAGAAGCAACGTCAGCAGAGCAAAGAACCATATTGCCCTTTCCACGCCTTGTTCTCTGTGCTATAGCATTAGCATCTCTTTCAATCTGGAATAGAAGACCCTTGAATTTCTCAACAGACCATCTTCCATTTGAGTCGATGTCTAGGTCAAATACACCAGCAGTAGCAGTGTTAGAAACAGCACCCTGTTCAGCAGTCATATAGATTGTTCTAATGACTTCCCTGTTGATTTCAGCAAGGATTTCAGTTGAAAGAATGTTTGCTAATTCTGCTTCAGCATTAAGACCATGAATTGCTTTAAGGTCTTGTGCTAGTTCTAATGAGTACTCAGCTTTAAGTGCTCTTGACTTAGCAGTAACAGTGACTTTCTCAATTGAGAATGCCATCTGGTTGAAGGCATCATTGCCATCTCCCAATGCTTCTGCATCACCTGTTGGCATTCCTTGTCCAACTGTGTATGTAGAAGTTGTTGTTGAAGCTGTACCAACTGGGTTAAGAACAGATGGGTTATCACCTGCCTGAGCATCAGTACCAATACCAGCACTTACTTCTGAGAAAGGTCTTGTAATAGTTACATCACTATTAGCATCCTGACCAGAGAAGGTAGTATCTGCTTCATTGTAGAATGCCTCTGTTCCAGTCATACTGGTGTAACGAGAGCGCATTGCAAAGATTAGTCCAGTAGGACCAGACATTGGCTGAACACCAGCAAGGTCATATGCGACCAAGTTAGGCATTGCACGTCTGATGAGACTGATCAATACTGGGTCGAAACCTGCATTTCCTAATGCATTGGTTCCTGCTGTACCAAAACCACCTTGAGCTCCTGCAGCGTTGGCGTGGTTTGTAGGTGCAGCTTCCATCAGGTTGATTCCCTGACTAAATGCTTGCTCCTCTTTGAGGAATTTTTCTTGGTTTTCTAACAGGACAGCGGTTACTGCTCTACGATGATTATCCTTAATTGGATCTAGACCTTCATAGTCTAGTAGAGGACTCCACTTTTCCTGCAGATGTTCTGATTGGAACATTGCTTTTCCTAATTAATGTTTACGGGTTTGAACTAATAATTAATTCAGTTCTGCTGTGGTTTAAATGCACCTAATGCTCTTACATAAGCATCCATTCCTGATGAAACAGGAGCTGGTGTGCTATCTACACCCTCAGAAAGGGTTTGAGCTTTAGTTGTACCATTAGCAGATTCAGTAGTTGTTCTTGCAAAGTAAGACTCCTTAAGAACTTCTAACTTCTCACGATATTCTGATTCACTTTCAAACTCTACACTTTCAGCAAGTGAAGCGAGCTTCTCTTTCTGTGTGGCAGCAAGGCCATCAGAAACTGATTCTAAGATATTGGATGCAGTTGACTCACCGAGTCTCTTATTCAAACCAATGTTCTTATCAATCTGCTCATTGAGCTTGGTCTCCATATCATCTAGTTTTTCTACCATGCTTTCTAGCACATCATACTTATCTTCAGGGATTGTTACATAATGTTCTTCAAAAAGACCCTTCATTCCAGAAAGGAATGATTCAGTCATTTCGGTCTTAAGACCGTGCTCTATTGCAAGAGTATTCTCTGTCATCCACTCTTCAGAAACATACTCTAAGTAAGAATCTACACGATCTTGAAGGGAAACTTTAAGTTCTTCCTTCTCTTCCTTGAGTTTTTCTTCATACTGGAGTTCAAGAGTCTCTTGAATCTCTTTTACTTTAGAATTAAGAGCAGCTTCGAAAATAACTTTTGCTTTCTCTTTAAATTCCTCAGATAATTCTTCTCCACCTAGAAGTGCATTAACATCTTCTTCAATGTCAACACCATCTTCTATAGCTGTCTCGGAAACTACTTCATCAGTTGCTATTTCATCTTCAGCAACTATTTCTTGTGAATCTTCCACCTTTACTTCATCTCCTTGCTTAAGTGTTCCAGGTGCAGGGTCTGCTTTACCAGCAGCGGGTGTTCTATTAGTGATTGCATCACTAACCTGTTTAAGAGTCTTACCTGGGGTCTTCAATTTATTTGAATCGTCAGTTGGACTATTATTTTCAGGTGTAGGACCACCTAGATCCTCAAAAGGGGGTGTGTTGCCAGGAGTAGATACACCAGCAGCATTACTACCTTCCTTTGGAAGGGCAGAATCTCCTGATGCAGCGTTGGCATTCACGGCAGTTTTAGATTGCTCCATTTCTTGTAATTTCGTACCACGAGACATTTTGGACAGCTCCGATTTATTTTTTAGTTAAATCTATATTTATTTAGTAGATCTTTGATTTACAATGAGTTTAAAAAATCATTGAAAAGGTTAACTTTATTCTCATTTAGTTGCTTTTGATCAACTAAAGTATTGATTTGTTTGTATGTTTTAGCAGCTTGAGCTTCTCTTAGGATGCCACCATCCCAAACCCAATCCTTTCCTTCCATAATTCCAGATACAAATGCATCAGGAGCTGAAGGGTCAGCCACTATATCTGCAGCAGTTGCTAACATAAAGTCATCACTTACCACATTATATCCTTCTTCAGTTGGTTTCAGTGAACCAATACCTCTTGAAGAAACACCTAATTTAACTCCTTCATCTATTAGATTCTTGGCAATATTGCCCATAGGAGTGTTTAGGATTTTTGCTTTTCCTATAAAGTTAGTTCCGTTCTCTTTGAGGGAAACAATTTTATGGGAAACTCTGTCAAGATTGACAGTGGGACCATCTGGATGGCCAAGTTCACCAAGAGCTCTTCCAGTAGTAATATTGGATTCACTATATCTTTGTACTTCCCTTTTCAGAGTTTCCATAGGATACATTCTTCCATTTCTATTCTGGATATCACCTTGGAGGAAGATACCTTCTATATACAAGTTTTTCTTACCATTGCGTTCTTCAACGATAAAATCAACTGTTTCTATTTCTTCTCTAATGAGTTTCATTGGTTTCTATCCTGAAATTTGGCCTTGTTGGAAATGTATTGCTCCATAATCATGTGCTTTAATACCTTTAGCACTAATTTGTAGTGAAGCTCTCAATTCAGCACCAGCTGGATTAGCATTAGAACCCGTAAAGGCGGTAAATGCTGTTCCTATATGGTCTTGATAACCCCAAGTTACTACTAATCTTGTACCAAAGTAACCATCAACACCTGAAGTATTGTTTATACTAGCAATTGGTTTATGTGTGAATTCCCAATGTTGGTTAGGATTATCACCACCACTCACCCTCAAACTAACGTTTTGACCCACATAAAATGGACTCCCTGTACCTTGAGGAAAATCAACAGTTACTGTAGTAGCAGTAGTTGTAAGTCCTACAACTGCTTGAGATGCTGGTTTTCCAATATTTAATAAATTTTCTGAGTTCTTAGGAACAAAGAAACTATCAGTTACGTCACCAGCACTAGCAGCAACAGCAGTTGAACCTGCTGCTACAATAGCATTACGGCCTTCACTGCATAATCTTAAATATTCTCCTTGATGAAGAAAAGGAGTACTATATGTTATAGTAGTCCCATTAGCTGCGACACCAATGGTAGCTCCACTTCCTACAGGTCTAAACGCTTGACTCATTATTCTAAGTTACAATAGTCCTATACGATAGTTATTTATTAATTTTCTACACCCTGTTCTACAGGTTCCTCTTCTGTTTCAAACTCAGTTTCAGTTTCTACTTCTGCTTCTGCTTCAATTTCAGTATCTACTTCATCTTCGTTATCAAATAATTGAGACGCAACATCTGGTCTAATACCTGCAATTTTATCTGCACTCTTAGAATAGAGCATATCTTTTATTTTATCACTTATTTGTGAGGGAGAATCATCCGTCACCAATAAATCCATTAATTCATCCATAGTTAAAAATTAATAATACAACGTCGTAGGGTTATTTATAAGTCCTGAATAGACTCTGATCCTCCAACAGAAAAAGGATTATACTTTGATGTAGCAATTTCATACATCTTATGGTGTATATTTTCCTCCTCTTCTTGTGGTTCTACTGAACAAGGTGGATCATATTTTTCGTTATCTGTAGCAATAGGCATACTATCATGGGGGTGTGGTACATCATCAAACCATTCATCATAAGAGATTTTTGGTAGACCCATTTTTCTTTATATCTCTCCTCCTTTGGGAGCTTCGAATTTTTTCTCTGGTGGAGTAGGATCTACAGGATTTGCACCCATATCTCCATTAATTTGAGGTGCTGCAGGATCTAAAGGCATTCCAGTTGCAGGATCAACAGGAGCATTTGGATCTGGCAT